GGCATTTACGCAAGGTCGGAAAAATGCGAGGCCCGTAAAACGACGAACGGCGGCGGGGTATGAGACACCGATCGACGCGCCGATCGCCCCGTGGCGGGCAACGTCGCCCGCCAACGGGGCCTTTTGAGGGGAAACAGACATGAGAGGCCGCAAACCGCAAACCGCCGAGGAGAAGCAACGCGCGGGCAACCTCGGCCGTCGACCGATCAACGACCGCGAACCCATGTATACGCGCCTGGACGGGCCGCCGCCGCCCGAGCTCACGGATCCGACGGCGCGGGCCGAGTGGACGCGCCTCGTCCCGACGCTGCAACACCTGACGACGGCGGATCGGTCGACGATGCTCGCGTATTGCGTGAAGTACGCGCAATGGGTCGCGCTCGAAACGGCCGTCGCGTCGGGCGGGTTTTTGGTGAAGGGCGCGCACGGGGGCAAGGTCGCGAACCCCGTGATCGCGCTCGCGAACAAGGCGTACGCGTTGTTTTTGAAGGCGGCGATCGAGCTCGGGTTGACGCCGACGCAACGGCCGCGCGTGCAAACGGTCGGCCCTCTCGAGCCCGCCGTCGACGCGTTTACCGAATTTCAGCGGGCGCGGCCGCCGCGACTGGCGCGCGTGAAATGATCCTCCGCGCCGACGCGCGCGCGTTGCCGTTGCGCGACGGGTGCGTCGATTGTTGCGTGACGTCGCCGCCGTATTTCGGGTTGCGCGACTACGGCGACGCGCGACAACTCGGCCTGGAAGCGACGCCCGAGGCGTACGTCGCGGCGCTCGTCGCCGTGTGTCGCGAAGTCGGGCGCGTGCTCACGGATCGCGGGACGTTGTGGCTCAACCTGGGCGACAGTTACAACAGTGCGGCGAGTAATCAAAACGGGGGCGGATTGGACGGCCGGGTACGGGGCGGGAACGTCGAGCGCGGTCGCAATAGTCGGGTCTACGACGGGTTACAAACGAAACAACTCCTCGGGATCCCGTGGCGGGTCGCGTTCGCGTTACAGGCCGACGGGTGGTATTTGCGCGCGGATATCATTTGGAGCAAACCCAACCCGATGCCCGAGTCGGTCACGGATCGCCCGACCAAGGCGCACGAGTACGTCTTTCTCCTCGCGAAGTCGGCGCGGTATTACTACGACGCGGCGGCGATTGCGGAACGTGTAAGCGAGCACACGATTGACCGTGCCAAATACCACTGGTGTAAGCCCGACACAAAGGCGGCGAAATATCAAGCCATGAACGGGCTTAATCGGGATACGGCCTATCCGCTGACGGAGAACCGCAATAAACGTAGTGTGTGGACGGTTTCGACTATGCCGTATGCGGGTGCGCATTTCGCGACGTTCCCCGAGGCGTTGATCGAACCCTGCATCCTGGCCGGTTGCCCCGAGGGCGGCCTCGTGCTCGACCCGTTTGTCGGATCGGGGACCGTCGGCGCGGTCGCCGAACGTTTCGGCCGCCGATGGGTCGGCACCGATCTCACGTATCAAGCGTTGGCGCGCGAGCGTACCGCGCAACGCGGGCTCATGTTCGTATGAGTCTGCATCGAGTGCACGCGTACGCGCGCGACGTGTTGCGCGGGCGGATCGTCGTCGGGCCGCTCGTCGCCCTCGCGTGTGAACGCCACGAACGCGACAAGGTCGAGGGCGCGCGCAAGGGGTTCACGTTCGACCCGCGCGCCGCGAACCATACGATCGACTTTATCGAACAGTGGTGTCGCCTCCCCGACACGGCCGACGAGGACGGCAACCCGAAACGGTTCGTCCTCGAACCCTGGCAAGCGTTCATCGTCGGATCGTTGTTTGGCTGGATCCTCGATAGCGGGCATCGGCGGTACCGGAACGCGTATATCGAGGTTGGCAAGGGTAACGGCAAAACCCCGTTGCTCGCCTCGATCGGGTTGTACGGCCTGACCATGGACGGGCAAATCGCGCCGCAGATTTACGCGGCGGCCGCCGATCGCGATCAAGCCATGGTCATGTACCGCGACGCCGTCCGCATGGTCGACGCCTCGCCCGCGCTCTCGAAACGGATCCGCAAGTCGGGGATCCAGTCGGTGCACAACATGGCGTACGGCCTCGGGTTTTTCCGGCCCTTCTCGCGCGAACAGTCGGCGAAGTCGGGCACGCGGCCGCATATGGGGTTGATCGACGAGCTCCATGAACATCCGAACCCCGACACCGTGAACAAGATCCGCGCGGGCGCAAAGGGCAACCTCGACGCGTTGTTTCCCGAGATCACGAACAGCGGCAGTGATCGCACGTCGATCTGTTTTCAACACCACGAACACAGTCGGCATATTCTCGACGGGACGGTCGAGGACGATCGGTGGTTCGCGTACGTGTGCGCGCTCGGGCCCGGCGACGACCCGCTCGTCGACGAGGATTGCCACATCAAAGCCAATCCGAACCTCGGCGTCTCGATTCAACGCGAGTACCTCGCCGATCAAGTGTCGGCGGCGCGCAACATTCCGGGCGAAACGAATACCGTCCTCCGGTTAAATTTCTGCGTGTGGACGCAACAGCACACGCGCGCGATCGACATGGCCGCATGGTTCGAGTGCGCGCCGCCGCCGCCCGACGCCGAGCTCGTCGGCGTCCCGTGTTACGGCGGCCTCGACCTCGGCATGTCGGACGACTTCACGGCCTGGGTCCGCGTGTGGACGCTCGACGACGGGCGCGTCGTCGTGAAGTGTCGGTTCTGGTTGCCGTCGGCCGCGTTGACCAAGTACCCCCATCGGCCGTACGCGCAGTGGCAACGGCGCGGGTTGTTGACCGTGACCGAGGGGTTGACGACGGATTACGACACGGTCGAGGCGACGGTCGGGGCGGATTGTCACCGGGACGGGATCCGGTCGGTCGCCTATGACAAACGGTTTGCCGAGCAACTCGCGCAACACTTGATCGGCGACGGCGTCGACATGATCGATCAACCGCAGGGGTTTCAGTTAACCGAGGCGATCCGGCGCAAGGGCGAGCTCGTCGCGGCGCGTAACCTCTGTCACGGCGGCGACGAGATCCTCGCCTGGATGGCGGCGAACTACGTGATTCGGCACGGGCTCCGAGGCGACACGCGGCCCGATAAGGACAAGGCGGCCGACAAGATCGACGGACAGGTCGCGCTCGATATGGCGTTGGCGATTTGGATCCGGCAACCGTCGAGCGCGCCGCCCGCGTATCAAATGATCGTATTTGGGGGGCAACCATGAGCGACAAACGCCCGCGCGGCCGCCCGCCGATCGACGAGGACGATCGATCGGTCAACCTCTCGATCAAGATTCCCGGCAAGGCCCTCGACACGGCGGCGACGCGTGCCCGCCTGGAGCGGGTCACGCTCGCCGAGTGGATTCGCCGCATGTTGCGCGAGGGGCGCGACCCCGACCCGAAGTGATTAAAGAATACTTAAATAGGTAAATGGGGCGACTCGTTGCACCCTATCGGGTCAACGCCCCATGCTCGCCCACGAATACGCCGTCCTGCACGTCAAAGCGTTCGACGAGGGCGCGCGCACGTTTTCGGGGATCGCGACAACCCCGACGATGGATCGGCAAGGCGATATCCTCGAACCCCTCGGCGTCAAGTTCTCGAACCCCGTCGCGTTGCTCTTTCACCATGACCGCGAGCGGCCGATCGGGACGGCGACGCTCGGCACGCCGACGCCGACGGGGATCCCGTTCACGGCGACGATCCCGACGATCCTCGACGCGGGCCCGCTGCGCGACCGTGTCGACGAGGCGTGGGGCTCGATCAAGGCCGGGATCATTCGCGGCGTGTCGATCGGGTATCGGATCCTCCGCGACGGGGCCGAGCTCCTGAAAGCGCCCGGCCGGTTGCACCTCAAACAAACCGAAGTGTTCGAGCTCTCGCTCGTCACGATTCCGGCGAACGTCGAGGCGACGATCCTCGCGATCAAGTCGCTCGACGCGCCCACGCTGGCCGCGCCTGGCCCTCATGTATCCGGCGTTGCGGATCCCTTGCCCGTGATACGGGTGAAAGCAGTCCCCCCCATGGCCGATCAGACGTACGCCGAAAAAATTACGGCGCTCGAAAACAAGCGCGCCGCGACGCTCGGGGCCCTCAACGAGATCCAGCACAAAGCCGAGGGCCGCACGAAAGAGGCCGACGAGAAGGAAAAGTTTGACGGGTTCACCCTGGAGATCAAGGCGATCGACGCCGAGCTCGCCGACTTGCGCGCGCTCGAAACGCTCAACGCCGCCGCCGCGAAACCCGTCGCCGCCGTCGTTGGCGGCGTGAAGGCCGCCGTCGAGGCGCGCTCGGGGATCTCGGTACAGGTCACGAGCCCGCTCCCCAAGGGCACGGCGTTTACGCGGTACTGCATGGCGAAGTGTGTCGGCAAGGGATCGAACGCCGACGCGATCGAACACGCGAAAATGTGGCGCGACTCAACGCCCGAGGTCGAGCTCGCCCTCAAGGCGGCGGTTGCGCCTGGGACGACGACCGACGCGACGTGGGCCGGGCCTCTCGCGCCGCTCACGCCGCTCGCCAACGAATTCCTCGAACTCTTGCGCCCGGCGACGATCCTCGGCAAGGTTCCGGGGTTCCGGCAAGTCCCGTTCAACGTCTCGATCGCGTCACAGACGGGCGGCGGGACGTATCAGTGGGTCGGACAGGGCGCGCCGAAACCGGTCGGCAAACTCGCCTTTCTCGCGACGACGCTCGGGATCACGAAATGCGCGGGCATCATCGTGATTACTGAGGAGCTCGCGCGCGTGTCGACGCCCTCGGCCGAGGCCGTCATTCGGCAGGACATGATCAACGGGATCGCGCAATTCCTCGATATTGAGTTTACCGATCCGAGCAAAGCCGCCGTCGCGGGCGTCTCGCCGGGATCGGTCACGAATGGCGTGACCCCGATCACGACGGCGGGCGCAACGCCCGCCAACGCGCGCACGGACATCCAGGCCCTCGCGAATGCGATGACGGTTGCGAATATTCCGCTCGGCGGCGCGGTCGTCCTCATGTCGGCGACGAACATGCTCGCCCTGTCGAGCGCGCTCAACGCCCTCGGGCAACCGTTGTTCCCGAGCATCGGCGTGACGGGCGGATCGGCCCTCGGGTTCACGTTCATTCCGTCACAGGCGATGGGCACGACGGTCGCCATGATCCAGCCTGACGCGATCCTCTACGCGGACGACGGCGGGGTCACGATCGACGTCTCGCGCGAAGCGTCGGTGCAAATGGATTCCGTCCTCGACAACCCGCCGCT